GTAAATTGCGTTGTCGCCGCCGGTTTGTCCGGTGCTTTGTTGTGCGCTAGATTGAAGCTTGGCGCGAATTTCTGCTAAAGTTGCCATAATGATTTTTCCTTAATGTTGATTTATTATGCCATTTCTTTAAAGCCCACTGACTAAAAAGAAAAAGTGCATATAGTTAACTATACGCACTTTTATTTATGATGTCAAACAGATTGACTGTTAATATTAGTTTATTTTGCCAAACTTTCTAATTTCTTCATAATGCTTTCCATACTTGGATCGCGCATCATATTCTTGTTAAAGTCTTGTCCGCTGTTGCCGCGATCGCCTATGCCTTCAACTTTGGTTTTGATATTACCAACTAATTCTTTTAATCTTGCTAGACCGTCAGTTGGTTCAACTGCGTGAGTTTGACCGTGACGGTTTTGCCATTCCATTGTAAGTTTTTCCATAAACTTTTCAGCTAGTTCTCTTGCCTGTTGTCCTGCCTTGTCTCCAAATTTTTCGCTGATCGTTTTTTCTACATCGATGGCTATGCCTTCCTCTCCTCTAAATGGACCAACATTTGGATTATCTCTATTATAAAAACTCTTAACAATTTTAGCAACTTCTTGAACCATGGATCCTTTATCCTCTTCCATTGTGCCAGGAGGAGGATCCATGTCTGTATTTTCATCAGCACTATTTTGTTCCATGTGTTGTAGCTCGCTCATGGTGTCACTTAGAAAGTCTTCGTCGTAGCTGATTAAATGTCTAGCCTGCTTCGGACTCATATTCAATTTTTTTACAAGAACCATGCCGATTGCTTTAACTAGTTCGCCTTCGTTTGATGAATCGTATGTGATACCTTTGTCTGCTAATATTTTAGCAACTTGGTAACTTGTGCGATCTTCAGGAGACTCGGCAACTGGTGCTTCAGGGGCAGGTTCAACAGGTGCTGGCTCTGCTGGTGCTGGCTCTTCGGCGGGCGCTTCTGTATCGCTGATTCCTAGTGCTACTGCTAGTTCAGGGTAATTCTCTTTTGACCATGCTTTGAAAACTTCAATTGGCTCGGCACGTAATTCTTCAGAGCGACCGGCTTCTTGTTGGAAAGCATTTTCTAGTTCTTCACTGTTAATTCCGTATTCATTAAAAAAGTTATACGCTGTGTCTAATTGAAGTCCACCTTCTGGTAATGCTTCAATAGCTGCCTTTAATTCTTTGATTTGTTCTGGCGATAGTTTGCCTTGCTCAACTGCTTCTGCCCAGTTTTCAAATGCGGCAAACGCACTTTCTTTAACTTCATCGTCGCACACGCATTTGGCTACTGGACGATCACATGCATCACAATATTCGTCTTTATTTTCGCCAACATAGTCCTCTAAATCAACTGTGTCAGCTTCGCTCATAATGCTGTGAATTAGCGGAAAGAATTTGGCAATTTCTTCTTTGAAATTAGTTTGAGTAAATGCCTGCTTGTATTGTTCCATAGTAACATCGTCAAGTTCCATCATAGGATCGTCGATGCCTTCGCCTGAAAATTCTGCCATCCATGATTCATAGTGACCACGTTTGCCAAGAGCATTAATATGATTTTTAAGGTGGTGTAATTTTGCCATTGCTCTTTCTGTGATACCACTAGCATCGGCATGTAAAGAAGGACTACGAACTTGTCTACTAAATTCTTGTAATTGAGCAATTTGTTCGCTCATTCTAATAATTGCTTTGCCTGCTGGATCATGCGGAATGCCACCATGATCTACGTGTTGTGCCATGGCAAAAGCACCAGCTGGATGAATAAATGGATACTTAAAACGCTCGCCATCTTTGTTTTGAATAAAGATTGCTTTGATCTTTTTAGGATGACTTCTAGCACCAGGGTACATTTCGTCCATAGATTCGTGATGTCTAACAATAACTTCTGTAGATCCGCGAACAGCACGGCTTGTTTTTTTGGTACTCTTATTGTTCCAACGGCCTTCTTGTAGACCTTGATGTGTTCTATCTTTCAACATTGATAGTAGTTTTTCAGCAACTTCTTCAGGATGATCTTCATATGCTCTACCTAAATCATATTGAAGTTCGTCAAATTCTTTTTGGATATAACGACCAACAGGATGAGTGATATTAGGCGAATCCACTATTTTCAAAATAGTGTCACTATTGAATTCTGGGCTGTTTACTACTTTTCCAACTTTTTGCATCAATGCGTCGTTGTCAACACTAGGACTCATTCTTGATATCATTTGATCACGTGGAGTATTTGTCAGTTCGCGACCATTGTTTTCTGATACACGTTTTTTAATTTCGTTCATACTAGGTTTTTCCTTTGGGCCTTGCGTTGCGGCCATTTGTTGAAAATCATTTTTGTCTAGGTTTGATTTGGCAATATCTCTAGTGTCAAATCTTAATAATCTACGCATGGCAAAAAGACGCATTTCTTTTAAGAAATTATACCATGACTTTTTAGCAAGGTCGTCTTGATTTTCTGTGATTCCTTGGCTGTAGTAAATTTTTAAACTTCCAAGATCGCCCAGGCTAATACTAACACGGCCTAAGTTTACACCTTCTTGAACAAAGTCAAAATCAAAGAAACGTGCAGCGGCAGGATCAATTGTAACGGACCCGTCGTCATCGCCCATTTCTAAATTTTGAAATCGGCTTCTTATTTTGTCAAAGACATCCTGACTGATTATTTCGATAGCATTCATATTGTTATTTATTAATAATTGCTCACATAAATTGGCATTGGCATTACAAGGTCTTCGTAGGTATCTTCACGCATTTTATCGTAAATTGCAGGATCCCAATCCTGTAATGTCATAATCATACGTAACGCTAATAATAAACCGCTAACCAAATCGTCGTGCTGTCCTACTTTAGCTTCAAAACTCATGCCTTTAGCTACAAATGTTTTTAATTCGCTGATTAGACTTTTGCTGGATAATTTAAGACGCTTGGTTTCAATTAACTGTTTGAGTTTAGAACAAGCACTAATTTTGCTGTTATGTGTTGTATTAAATCCTTTACGGAATCTACGTACATGACCTCTTTTAACGGGTTCGCTTAAGAATAGACCAGGTATAGTTTCTTCGCCGAGTTCAGCAATAGAGACTAGTGCCGCTTCACCGATGTTGTTGTTTTCTACGCTATAATATAAAGTTGGTTGAGATCCTTTTGAAGCACATTCATCTGTAATGTACTTACAAATATCTCGCAACATTCTTGCTTGCCCTTGTACTGGAGTTAGATTATGATGCCATTCTGCTACCTGTATAAAACTAGGCAATTCAAGTACTTGAATGGCGCTAGGATCCCCTCCTGTACCTAAGCTAGGATCTAGTGCTACAATATAGGTACACTTAGTATCAATCTTTTTATACCAACGTACTTGTCCCATTCTTAAAATAGGTTCTGTTCCGTGTATATCACTTAGTATAATACTGCTGATTAATGTTTCGTCAAATACCAAGAATTCACATTCGTGTTCTCGTCGGAATCGTTCTTCACCAATACGACTACGTTCTGTATTTGCCCATGCTTCGTCGCGTTCAGGATGCTCACTCCAATGTGCTTTGAAAGGAAAGAATCCGTTAGCACCTACATCAGTTGTAGTATCTTCTTCGTCAAATTTTCTGTTAGCTTCTTTCCATATCTGAGCAAACTGATCTTCATCACTGTTAGGAGTTGACGTGATAATTGCCTTACCACCTGTTGCTAGTGTAGGTGAAATAGAAGTCCAGAACTCGCTGGCAATGTTTGGCGGAACGAACGCAAACTCGTCGGCGTATAGCAATGATAGTGACATACCACGACCGGTATTTTCTGTGGTTGTCTGTGCTACTATACGACTACCGTTGTCAAATTCAATACTTTGTTTGTTATAACTTGTTACACCGCATCTTATTATATCAGGACACAATTCGTAGGCATAACGTATACGACTCATAATTTCTTGAGCACCTGTATATTTGTGAGCGGCAATTAGAATTGTACTATCTGGTACAAACATTGCGTACCATAACAAATATCCTGCGGCTGTTGTAGTCTTACCTGTTTGTCGAGGCAATAAATTTACATTAAAACGATGTTGGTGATAACTTTCAATCAATCTACGTTGATAGTCAAACGGTTCATATTTTAACTTACCCTTAACAGGGTGTTGTATATAAAAAAAGTTTTCTAAAAAATAATGTGGACCATTGATAGGATCCTGACATTTAAGTAAATGCTCAATGTCGTCTTCTGTAAAGCGTTGCTGACTGTGAGCTGTCTTTACTAGTTTACCGTCTAAGTTTTTTGATCCCATAACTCTATTTAATGAAAAAAATAGCCTCCGAAGAGGCTATTTGGATTATATCCTAAGGTATTATTTTAGACCAGATAATTTTAAAAGATCCGCCATGCTTTCGTTAGCACTTTCTGATTTTAATCTACCATCAGATTCTGCTGATTTTAACATTGCCGCACGATCAGCATAGCTTCCGCGCTTGACATCTTTGGCAGCATCTTTTTCACCTTTGGTAGGATTCTTAACGTGCTTTAATGCGTCAAACTTTTCATTTGCGCCTTCTTTGGTGTTTCGTACAGCATCGGCAGAATCACCGGAAGCTGCCTTACGTTTATAAGCAGGAATATTAACTGGGTCCTTTGGATCTAGATCTTTAAGACGATCTTCAATTCCTTCTTCCATATCATCTTCTTCAACTTCTTCAGATTCGCCAATGAATTGTTTGTACTCTGACATTAATTTTTCTGCGATACTTTCCATTGTAGGATTTTCCTTTTTAGGATTTCCTCTTGGCATGTTGCCATCCATTCTATCTTCGGCACCTGGAGTATTTTGTACTTTGGCAAATTCGTTAGGATCAAACTCGTTGGTGTCAGTTGGATCAGCAGGACTATTGTCATACTCGGCTTCGTCAGTTTCTTCAGGTTCTTCTATATTGACTTCTTCGCCATCGTCGCCAAATTCATCAGCATCAGGATTTAATTTGTCAATGACACTACGCATCTCGTCACCGGCAGTTGGGGCAGGTCCATCATGGGACATTGAAGGCTCTGCTGTTAGAGTAGCAGGATCATGTTCAATACCAAGATGTTCTGGCTCAACTTTATGTACACCAGCTAGTGTCATAATTTGTGTTAGCATATTAGCAACTTCATCGCCAGTTGCAGCTGTTGCGTTGATGCTAAAGCTAGCGGCTACAGGAGGATGATCTGAACCTGACATCATACCCATTCCTGGCATTGGCATCATTCCGCATTCTGCTACGGTGCTTTCTTTAACCATTGTTTTTTCAACATTTGGATTTTGGGCATCAAGCTCGGCTAGACGCTTTAGTACATTAATCATTTGCATAGTTATTTCCTTGGGTCTGGAGCAGGAGTTAACATGCTCTTTGTATTTGCTGGGGTATCAATATTATATCTAGCGGCAGTTTCCATAGGAATTTCTTCGCCGCGGGCCTTACGTTCTAATTTTAATAGATCGTTTAACTCTTTGACAAATCCTGTATTGTATTTGTCACCGTAGTAATCTTCAAATTGAGGGTTACCTGCTTCTTTGTAATCTGGGTCATCTAACAAAGCACCTTCTCTTGGTGTTGTTTCGATGTGCTGATATTCTTCTGTCGGTTCGCCTGGACGACGAACTACTAAATTTTGTTTGCTAACTCCTAGCTCTCTAGTTAAGTATTCAGTTAGCTCTTGTTGTGTAGTAGGATAATCTAATGAAAATTCATAGATGCTTACTTCACAATTTTTAACTTGAGGAAAATCTAAAGGTAAAGCCTGAATAGGTGTTTTAGATTTTTTAACAGAAGTTAAAGTTTCACCTTCTGTATATCGACCCAACAATGTTTTCATTGTGTCTTCTTGTTCAGTGGTGAATTCTCCAGCAACTTTGACCTTAAAGTCATATCGCTTGATTGATTCGGATAGGTATTCTTTGAAGTTTTTCATAGTGTATTATTTATTAAGATTCTTTAGTTTTTCTAGGATACTATTCCTGTCTGTTAGGATATAACCCTCACCGTTTACAGTATCACCACCTTCGCCATGCTTTTTATCAATGGCCAACTTTTTAAGTTGTAGATCAACCATTTTTAGTTTTTTATCAATTTTGTTACTTTTAGCGGTAATGGCTGCATTTAACATCTGTCCAGCAACTTCGAACATCCTTGTACTATAGCGAGCTTCTACATTCATACCTAAGTCCATGAGATCATCGTAGGCTTGTTCTGCTTTTGCTGCCAGGGCATCTAGTTCTCCATCAGCCATATCTCCGAGCCCTTTTACTTTGGGCAGGGCGGCAGAAATTTTATCAAATTCTTCTAGCTTATCTTGTAGATCTATGGTGGTTGGTATTTGAGCAGGAGCAGGCTCAATTAGAGGTTCCTCACTAGTGGGCAAATTTAATAATTCTTCAAGTTTCTTTGTCATAATCTTACTTATTATTTTGAGCGCCCATTATGGAAAATATCGCGTTCGTTTATCACACGAAATCTTATGTTTTGATTCCTACACCATAGTCCTGCAGCTTCCCACTTGGCCATGTTTTTAACATACTGGGCTTGATTGTAGGGATTTTTACCAACTTTTTCTTTAATCATTTGATTAGCTGGTTTAATTTCTACCATCTCTGTGTGATTTTTCATATTCTTGTCAAGATAGACAATTAAAAAATCAGGTACGTAAACAGTACCTTTTCCAGTTAACGGATCTCTATAAGGAATTCTTACAGGCTCGCTGGCCCATTGTTGTACACTAGGATTATTATCGCAGAATTGCATAAATGTCAATTCCCAAGAACTTCTATATATAGGAGGTTTGTTACCTACATACTTTTCTGGGTTTCGAACTTTGTATACGTCTTTGGCAAACTTTAAACTCATGCCACAATATTTCTAGTGATCTCTGCAGCCGGAGTGAATTGGTTAGCATAGCCAAGAAAACTTGTCTTTAGTCTATTGTAATTTAAAATTTCTCCAACTAACGCACTAATTTCAACAGAATCTAAACCTTTTAGAGTATCTAAAATTATCATAGGATTATATCCATCAAGTTTAGCCTGTTTCATTATTACCACTGCTGTTGACTCAGCTGAAGCTTGTTGAAATCCTCTATTTTCAAAGAATCCAACCATGGCATTAAATGTATTTGCGTCAAGTTCAAACGGCTTTGAGTAGTAAGCATCAAGAGCTTGAATTGTAGAATTCTTAGCAGTAGGTTGAGGAAGGTTACTATAAGTAGTTGTCATATTATGGGCCGCCTGTTAATTTTGAAGGAGTTGTAGGAGTAGAATTATTAATTGAAGAATTATTTCCAGAGAATAAATTAATTCCTAATTTTCCTGATGAGTTAATTCCTGCTTGACTTAACCCGACTCTTACTGCCTCTCCTACACCGCCTGGTTGGTTTCCTGTTGCTTGTACGTTTCCTAAAACTCCAGCAATAACACTGTAGCCTTCGTTTTTTAGACTATTTTTGTTTATTTGTCCAATATTTTTTCTTAAATTATTACCTTGTATCGCAATATTTAAATAATCAAGAGGACTTTTATTTTCTTTACCAAGCAGTCCAAATATAGAATCGGCTCCAGCAATTACACCACCTGGGCCTAGTAGTTTATTACGACCGTTTCCACCTATGCTTAGTGGGCTTGGCGTTGTATCATAATAAACAGAAGCAAATCCTGCTGGTTCTTTACCCCTTTCAATTTTACCTTGATTATACAAAACTGTTTCGTAGGCAATTGTCATTTTATTAGACAATACTCTGCTACCTTCGTTTTGATCAACGTTATCGTGAGACCAATCTGAAATTTTTGGATTTACCAAAGTATACTGACTAAATCTTTGTTGGTGTAATACGTAAATGTCAATAGATTGAAAAAATGGGGCAGTTGCGTTTTCTGTTGAAGACCTAAAAGATGCCAATGAATTATTATAACCGTATTTGTAATCGTTGGTGCCGTATTTTGTATCTGAATACTGAGGAGGAACACCTGCTGGTAACTTAGTTACTGCGTTGTCTCCATATGTACTATCGGCATAATAGTACTTGAAGTAATTTGTCCACAGATCTCTAGAAATGTTGCTGTTATCATCATGGAATTCCATGGTAACGTTACTATATTTTATTCCTGTTTGTACAACAGTTCTTCTGTTATATTGATTAAGTGTTTCAGTGGTAAGTGTAAATTTTGGAAGGTCGGTCTTTTTTACTAAAAATCCAACATCCCTAGATTTCCAGCTAGGATCTCTAATTGCTTCTTGGTTTATATTAAAAACAACATAATATAAAAAAGCAACTTTTGGATTACGAGCGTAGGTATTTCTAACGTAGAGTCTATCAGCATGTTGGTAATCGCGAGGCTGTGCCTGTTCACCAAATATACCTTTTCCTACGCCACTTAAAAAATTTGTAAAAGCATTTCCCATATGAATATTTATGCCAATAAAAAAGCCCAGTATAATCTGGGCTTTTTGTATTGATAAGTTATCTATTAACCTGTAGCGCCACCTAATGTACGTACAGCGTTGCCTAGTCTTGTACCAATTCCACCAGCAGTTAGCGAATCGCCGTCTTCTGTGGTTTGTAGTGCGTTATCGTAGGCAATTGATAAAGAAATATCAACTGGATCGTTACTTGTGTAGTCAGTATTTGAATAAGTTGCCTGCTTGATGTAGCAGCCTGATAGTTTAAATGTTTCTAGTACTTGATAATCAATTGCTCCATTACCACCATCTAGAATTTGTATTAATGTATCAAACTTATAATCAACTCCGCTAGCGGCAGATGCTTGCTCGTAGAAATCAAATTGTTTCTGAAGTTGTAGACCAACTAGTTTCTGAACTTGTCCAGATACATCATCACGAACAGTTAATTTAATATCAGCCCAAGAATGTCTTCCTGCTAATTTAATTGTACTGTTGTAAGCAGATAATTTAATTTCTTCAAAAGTAACATCAGGACGAGTAACGTTCATTACCTGTTTAGTTAATTCTGTAACTTCGGCGCCGTCAGCAAATTTCGTTAGAAGAACTCTAAAACGATATTTTAACTTTGGCATCAGTAGACCTTGGTTTACACCTTGGGCTACTGGTACTCCGAAACTTTTTAAACTTGAAATTGCCATGTTTGGCTCCTTATTCTTTTTAATATTTACCTATTATAGCCCGGCAGCAATTGCCCCAGTTTTCTTAATTCTCAATGGAATGTAGATAAACTCAACTGCTTTAACAGGCTCAATAGCAACATCTAACCATAACTCAGATCTATCAACTCTAGCAGGAGTGTTGTTAGAAGTGTCGCATACAGTAATGAAGTCATATAGAGCACGTTGACCTACTAATTCTAGTAATAGGCTATCAGCGGCAGCTTTAATTTCTCTGCGTGTCTGAGCATCGTTAGGTTCAAACAAATACGGCTTGGCTAAAATAGACAATTGTCTACGTAGATAAGCAACTAATCTTGCTACGTTAATTCTATCTAAAGAACTAGCTAATGCTTGACGTGTATATTGTCCAAAGTTAACAAGTCCTGCTCCAGGTAATGTAGCAATTGGGTTAATCTTAACACCCGCAAGCACATCGCGTAGACCTTGATGTAATGATGTTGTGTGGAATTCACCAGTCATACCGTCAATGTATCCAACACTTGTAGCATTGTCAACACCACCTCTACGTAAACCAGCAGGAGCAAACCATGGATAGCTCTTATTATCGCTGTTAATGATTGTACGTAACATCATGTGACTTGGAGGAACAACAATGTTGTTACCTGTGTTGTCAGTTGTATAACCACTTGGATAGAACATAGCCATGTAGCTATCGTAGCTAACAGCGCCTGTGTCACCGTTGTCATAGGCCAACGCTGTGTTATTGCCCCATGCTGTTAGTGCTGTGCCATTTGGCTCTAAGCGGAATGGTGTATCACCAACTACAAAAGCTGTTTGTCCACGATCTGTGTTGAAAGCAATCATATTCTGAATTGCTTCTGGATATCCAGGAGTAGCAATTAAGTTGAATACCAATGTATCTGTGTCGCGGATTGCGGCATTTGTATCTAGTGTAGCCTTAAGAGCTGCAACAACTTGACCACGTTGAGCAAAACGACCAAATCTTCCACTACCGTCTTCGTTGATTCCGTGCTGTGTTACCCATCTATCAGTGTAATATGGGTCCTGTCCGTTCATAACGTCGTCGCCGTTGATGGTATATCTTGGGTTAACACCATCGTTGGCATTGATATTAATATAACCTTTAACATATTTCTTAACGTTGAAACCACTACGTCTTGTGTTCCATAGTTTCATACCACGTGGGTATAAAGCTGGATCAGGACAATCTGGATCAACATAATCATATGTTAATAATTTAGTAATTGGATCAGGATCAACGTCCTGTCCAGCACCAGACCAACGAGCATCAGCAAATAACCAACCATTTGGTGTTACTTGATCTGTAGTATCTTGTTCTACCCACATACTATCGGCAGCATTATAAACATAAATCATATGTCCATATTCTTCTATAGATGCTGTACTAATCCAGATATCACCAGTTACTAAAGATCCACCATCGCTTTGAGTAGTTGGCTCTAATGCGGCAACGATTGGACCGTTGATATCTGTACTTGGATAGAATGTTCTATAACCAACCCAGTTCCTTCCGTTGTTAATTAAAACGTCTACTTCGTCGACTACGTTGCTATACCATAATTGTCCATCAGCTGGAGTTGTAGTAGGAGCAGTAGCCTTAGCTTCAAATGTTAGAGGTCTCCAGTTAGATACTAGATATGTAAATCCATCAGCTGTTGGAGCTGTATAAAGATTTGGAGTACCTGCTTTTGTTACAGGATTATAGGCAGCTAAACCAGGATAAATTGGGCTAGACTGACTAATGGCACTAGCAAGAGGTGCGTGTGTACCATCTAGTAATTCAAAATCACCGCCTAGGGCATGTTTGAATGTTAATGTTCCTGCTGAAGCATTATATACCGCAGTTACATTAACTAAGCCGGCAGCACTTAATGCGGCTGGAATATTGGCAGCTACAGGTACAGAACCAGATCCTGCAACAGTAACAGTAATTGATGAACTCCATCCTGCTGTATTTGCTCTTGTTTCTCTAATAGAGAATGTGCTAGCGGCAGCTTGTACAGCTGATGTGGCAGCAAACGTTACAGAAGTTGGTCCTGAAGAATTTCTTCTCCATAGCTTAAAGTTAGCAATGGTATTGTTACCTGTTAGGTTATTAATATTGCTATCAATAAACACAGTACCTACAGAAATATTTGCTCCACCACCTGCAGCATCCAGTGTATTAATAGCGGCTGGAGTGCTAGTGTAAATTGGAGCGGCTACGGTATTCCATGTCATTGTAGCACCGTTGTAATACTTGACCAACCAATTTGCTCCAAAACCAGGAGATGTTGTCTTGACCCAAACACTGCCTGCTGTTGTTCCAGTGTCATATGTTGGATACTGATAGTGCGGGCTAACTGTTAGTTGTTTTCCGCCGTTAAATCCTTGCTGTACTCTAACCCATGCGTTAGATCCAGCAGTGGTTTTATACCATAGTGTGATTTCATTTTCGCTGGTAATATAGATAGCGTAGTCGCCTTGTTGACCAAAACTGTCATTAGGTACCTTGCTAGAGGCAGCGGTTGTATAATTTGTGTTATCAATAATTAAAGGTCGTTTAGATACAAAAGATCCTGCGCCACTTGGGTTCCATTCACTGACTCCGTATAATGAAGAGTCACTATCTACCCAATATGTTCCTGCTACCGGTTCACCAGCTGGAGCATCAGCTTGTGGAGATAACATGCCAGTGTCGATATCAGCACGAACAATGTAAGCCTTTGAGCTAACACCTAACATACTGTAGGCAGCTTGTAAGCCGTACTCGTTCAACTCTCCGCCGTGCATTGGGTTGCCGCCAGCGTCTGTATAGAACAAAGGTGTTCCAAAAGTATCTGTTAAGTCGCGTTGACTTGTAATTACATAAACCTTGCCTGCGTTGGCAGCAAGTGTTCCTGTTGCGGTGCCAGTACCTGATGCGTTTTCTTTGTCTTGTGCTGTAGTAACAACAATTAAAGGCACAGTTCCTGGTGCCGCTGGTGTATAAAAACTTTCATCGATTACTGAAACCGAAATTCCTGGTGAGCTAAGTGTAGCCATTCTTTATCTCCTTGATGGATTACTTGTTTTATTTAGCGCCAACCACAGAAAAAATGCCAGTTAAATACTAGACAAAAGGGGAACAAAAGGGCGTATGAGAAAACTTTGTAAAACTTGCCAGCAACGGCCAACAGCCATTAATTATTACAAGGAAGGAAAACCTTATTTTAGGTCTCAGTGCGACCATTGTGCTAGTGGCAGAAAAGAAGGAAGGCCCTTGTGGGCCCTCTCTGGATATAAAAAGAAATTATCTTGCGACAGATGTAACTACAATTCAAAATACCAAGAACAATTTAATGTATTTTATGTTGACGGTAACCCTAGTAATTGTAGATTTACTAATTTAAAAACAGTATGTGCCAATTGCCAGCGCATATTACACAAACTTAATCTGCCGTGGAAACAAGGCGATCTTCGACCAGATTTTTAATTGAACTAAACAACTCATCAATAGTGGTGTCGTTGTTAATTACATAGTCAATATTGCCGCCTACCCAACTAGTTTCGCTGGCGTGAATCTTTAGTTGTTCTAATTTGTTCTTGCTTAATGACCAAGAGGCGTTGCCATCGGGTCCTCGATTAACACTGGCAGCGGCTTCAAACCATGCTGGATCTTCCCCTCGTTTAACACGAATAACTAATCCGCCAGCATTGTGTATAGCTTTGATTTCATTGGGAAAACGCACATCACTAATAACAATGTTGTCAGCGGTTTTACGCATTTTATTTTCTACACTGGCAATCCATATGTCGTCGTGGAACCCGTGCCTACAGACTTCAGTGCCCCAGTATTGTAGCACCCATCGTGGAGTAAGATTAGGCATATTAAGACGTTCAGCCCACCAGGTATCTACTTGTTCGCGCCACTCTCGGGCTTCTTTAGTTCTGCCTTCTAGTAATGTTCTATCCCACCCAAACACATTGGCCACTGCGTCTTTAAGTGTATTAGCAAAACTGTCTCTTCTAAATCCGTGAAAATTTACCAAATAATCAGCGGCAGTATCTTTACCAGCCCCGATTAGTCCTACAAACCCAATAATCATAGCACCTCCAGCGATACTATAATTTATTATATTTTTGTGACAATGTCAAGTATTTTTTAGCCAATTACCCAAGTTAACGGAGTACCGCCTTCTTTGTAGTTAATTAGGTCTTGTTCTAAGGCTTCTATTTCGGCCTTACCCTCACCTTTTAGTGCTGTACCGTTAAGGCTTGTTCCGCCTTGTGGACTGGCAATTTGATTAAATTTTTCTCGTGCTTCACCAAGCATAATCTTACATGTAGCAAGAGCATAGTCTCTTAACCACTGTCCGGCAAATGTATCATTTAGTAGATTAAAATCAGGACGATGGTTATCTATCCATAATAATACTTCTTCGCTGCCTCTAGGACGTTGATCTATAGTTAACAATTTGGTAGTTTTGTTGAATATAAAATTAATTTCGCTACCGAACATTTTACCAACCATCTTTTGATATGACGCAAAGGCATAGTAAGTAGCTAGGCCGCCCATGTTTGTTGATGTAAGCAAATAAGTGTTAGAATAAGCAAGGTTAAAGGGCTCGAACAAACTGCCGCCATCACCGCCGCCTGTTCTGCTACCTACACTACGACGATAAATCCTACGAACGTTTTCAATTTCGCTAGGAAGTACATATTGATTTTGATCTACTTCAAGTGTTAAGAACGCAAAACTTTCTTCAACGCTGTTACTACTGCGCTGTCTAAAACGTCTAAATGCTCTATCAATTGCGGTACTGTAATGAATGGGGTCTAGTTCAACATCAACCATGCCGGCGCCCAACATGGTTTGAATGTATTCTACTACTCTTTGTCGTTCGTTGTCTGCTTCAGTCATAGTAATATTTATCAGTTTACGGTACGCTAAATATAAGACTATGCCAAGACTGTCTTTATACCGCCCCGAAAAAGGGTCAGATTTTAAGTTTTTAGATCGTGTTATCAACGAGCAATTCCAGGTGGGCGGAACAGATGTTTTTGTCCACAAATATCTAGGACCTATAGATCCTTTAGAAGGTGAAGCTAGTCCTACGCAACCTAACAATGCTAATTTTATAAAAGAACTAGGAATACAAGATGTATTGCTAATGGAAAACCGTGATAGACACTACGAGCCGGATGTATATGTTGTACGTGGTATCTATGACATGCAAGACATTGATTTTAACCTAAGTCAATTTGGTTTATTTTTACAAAACGATACAATATTTTTAATGTTTCATTTACGTGGTAGCTTTGAGTCACTGGGAAGAAAAATCATGGCAGGCGATGTAGTTGAATTGCCACATAAAAAAGACGAATATGCTTTAGATGATAGCACGGTGGCATTAAAAAGATTCTATGTAGTACAAGACGTAATTAGACCAGCAAAAGGTTATAGTCAAACGTGGTATCCTCACTTAATACGTGCCAAGTGCGTACCGTTAATTGATAGTCAAGAATTTAAAGAAATACTTGACAGCGATGCTGGAGCAGGTGATGGTAGTACACTAAGAGATTTGTTGTCTACATATAACAAGAGCATTGAATCAAATAACCAAGTTATTGCTCAGGCAATTGCTGATGCTCCACAGAGCGGATATAATACAACTAACTTGTATGCTATGTCTGTTAGTAAAGACGGACAGATAATTCCTGCTGATGCGACCAACGAACTTGATACTGCCGCTAGTGGACAAGATGCTAGTATTGTAGTCCAAAGCCCGTCAACAACTATGTATGTAGGCTACTTAACAGGAGATGGTGTTCCTCCAAACGGAGCTCCATACGGCTTTGGAATCACGTTTCCTAGTAATCCTGATTCAGGATCGTTCTATCTTAGAACAGATTATATGCCAAACAGATTGTTTAGGTACGACGGAACTCGATGGGTTAAGTACGAAGACAAAGTACGCATGACTATGAACAACTTTGGTTCTCAAGATGTTGCTACAGGTACATTTGTTGGCGATGAAATAAGAGAAACACAGAAAAAATCTTTCATTAATAATACAGCAACTAATGTTATAGCTGGAAAAGTTGTAGTTGAAAGACAAGCTCTAAGTAAAGCATTGAAACCCAAGGCGGACAATTAAATGGATTATTTCTACGACGGTCAAGTACGCAGATACTTGACACAATTTATGAGAATTTTAAGTAACTTTAGCTATAAAGATGCTAAAGGTCAGCTTGTGCGTGTGCCTGTAAGATACGGAGACATGAACAGACAGGTTGCTCAGATTCTAAATAAAAACAGTGAAAACGCTATGCCTAGTGCTCCGTTTATTGCTTGTTACATTAAAGAATTATTGTTTGACAGAACAAGACTACAAGACCCAACATTTGTTAGTAAAATCAATATTAGAGAACGTGAATTTAATAGTGAAACAAATTCTTATATGAATGTTCAAGCGGCAAACTATACAGTTGAACGTATTATGCCTAGCCCTCATGTAATTACTTTTCATGCCGATATATGGACTACCAACACTGAACAAAAATTACAATTGTGGGAGCAGATAGCTGTGTTGTTTAACCCTAGCATGGAATTACAAACCACAGACAACTATATTGACTGGACAAGTTTAAGTGTACTCACACTTGAAAATCAAACATGGAGCAGTAGACAAATTCCCCAAGGTGTTGAACAAGATATTGATATACTTAACATGGTTTTTAAAGCACCTATTTGGATTACGCCACCTGCTAAAGTCAAGCAGTTAGGCATTATTACTAAGATTATCACAGATGTTCATTCTTTTGCTTCAGGAGAAATTGGCACAGAATATGGACTATCGGGAGCAATTGATACTTTTGCTACTACAGAAAGTAGAGTAGTTGTTGCCCCCGGAGGTTATAATCTTTTAGTTTCTGACAACGGCGCAATATTGCTAAATCTTTTTGAAAACCAAGGAGACACTGTAGATCCATTAGTTCCTGGTAACATGGCATCTTGGTATAAACTATTAGATCTTTATCCTGGACAATTTAAAGCAAACCTTAGTCAACTAAGATTAAAAAAATCTAATGGTGGAGAAATTATTGCTTATATTAGTGTAGATCCTTTTAATGACACTAGGATGGCATTAAACATTGATCAAGAAACTATACCTAGCAACAGTGAAATTGTTGGACGCACAACTATAGATGCTATTATTAATCCTGAAACTTTTAATCCATTAAAACGTGTTGTCGCAGGTACAAGATATTTAATTTTAGAAGATATTAATAAGCATATCAACGACGAAGATTATACAGGACCGGTAGCATGGAAAAATGCCGATCAATCTGACTTCCGTGCCAATGCCAATGACATCATTGAATGGAATGGTAGTATGTGGAATGTAGTATTCAATTCTGAAGAAACCACAGATGTTATATACATAACTAATTCATACACAGGCATTCAATACAAATGGGAACACGGGTCGTGGGCCAAGAGTTTTGAAGGTCTTTACAATAGTGGAGATTGGCGATTAATTCTATGAGTCAGATAATATGTAGCGGCGGATTTTTTCTAGCAAAAGATACAGGCAGATTTTTACTGTTATTAAGAAATCAAGGAAAGACGGCTGGCACATGGGGATTAGTAGGAGGCAAAAAAGAACCTGCCGATAGCACACCGGTTGATGCCTTAGTTAGAGAAATACAAGAAGAAGTTGGTAAAACTCCTCAAATAAAAAAAATAGTTCCACTAGAACTATTCACCAGCAACGATCAAAATTTTCAATATAATACCTATGTACTCATAGTTGATCGAGAATTTGTACCTGTGTTAAATGACGAACATGCAAGTTATGCGTGGTGTAGTTTTGATCATTGGCCCAAACCCTTACATCAAGGTGTAAAAAACAGCCTAAGTAACAAAGTTATCAAAGCTAAACTAGAATTATTGTTAGATCTACTATAAAAGAAAACAGGACCCAAAGGTCCTGTTTTCTTGAGTGCGTTAAATTATTGTAGATTAACAGTTTGTGGTTGACCTGCGCCGCCTTGTCCAGCTTGTTGTTGAAGTTGTTGTACTTGCTGATTAGCTTGTGCTCTAACAATGTCAATAACCGGTGCGCTGGTTTCAAACGGTAATTTAATCAATCCCATGATAACGACATTTAGTTCGTCAATAGATAAATCTAAATTAATTCTAGCTTGTTGTTGGCCTTGTTGTGTTGCTTGGCCTTGTGGTAATGGTGTACCTGTCATATATTCTCCTGGAATGTTATATATGTTTATTTATATCGGTATTTAATCAGTGATTAAAAATTAGGTCTGAGCAGGAACTGGTGGAGGAGTCATTTTTGGTCTGTCTTCCTCTGGGATCCAAGGCATGGAATCGGCAGCTACTTCAACTGCAGTAAATTTCTTAGCATCGATGGCTTTTTGTATTTGTTCATTTACGTGTTTTTCGTATTCATCAACTACAACAGGCTTGATCCATCCTAGAACGATTTCTTCTGTTAATTCGTTGTAAGGAATGTACTCTTCGGGATCAACTTTAGAGATATCCAAAGGAGTTGCTCCAGAGAACTCGCCCTCATTTCCGTCTTCGTCTGTGCCAATTTTTTTCCAATATGTTTGGAAAATAGCTTCTTCTAAGCCGTGTTTATCAATTTTCTTTAAACTTGTTAATTTCCAAGTGTATGTAATAGCCATTTAATAATCTCCTGAGATTTTGTTGTATTTATTTATGTTTAATTTTGTCCGTCGCTATTTGCAGCCGCCAGAGCTGCCGATGCAGCCAGTGCTGCAACAGCCTGCTCTTGAGCAGAATTACCAAAAATTATATTCCAAATAGCTTGGGTCGCTGTGCTTTCTTTGGATATATCACTATTGACTGTTAATCTACTGCTTTCCAAATGTGTTGTTGTCTGGTTAGTATCTGTGTCAGTGTAAGAAATCAAAGTGTCCACAAACATCACATCCTGCTGTTCTGCCTGTACACCCCTGGGCTGTGTGGATTCAGCGTGATATCGTATACTGACTACATCTGTCTTTTTTGTAATTGCCATTTATTAGTTTCCTTTAACCGTATTTAACTCGGCGCGAACCTCATCGAGTTCTTTCTTCAAATCCTTGATGGCTTCAATCAACAATCCTGCCAAGTTGCCGTAGTTCACCCCGTATCTATCTGTGTTTTCACTGTATGAAACTGCTTCTGGAACTATGCTCATTATTTCTTGTGCGATCACACCCAATTCTCTATCATTTAAAGTACTAGTGTAACCTGATTCCTCGCCCTCTGGTCGATCAGTTCTATTGTAGTATACTCCTCGAAGTTGTGTAACTTTTCCTAGGGCATTATCAATTGTGATAATATTTTCCTTGCTACGGGCATCAGAATAAGCGTACACGTTACTGGTGGCATATACTGTACCGTTGACAAATAATGCATAGTTACTATTATTACCGCCGTTAATGCCCACAGTGGCATTACTAGGTTGTCCATAGATTGCCCAGCCGCCGCTGGCATTATAGATACCCCATGTACCGCCATTACCCATGAATGTGGTATTACCGTACTGGATATTATAACCCTGCCAGCCGTTCAATCCGCCGCCATATGTGGACACATTACCGTAACTGCCGTAGCCGTTGACCTGAATGATACCATATCCGTAGTTTTGGAAATACAGTCCACAACCTTGTGGACGGAACCAGTTGTCTGCCAACACATAGCTCAACTGGCTGGTGCTGTTGGGATCCATATAGTAACCACTGTTATTGTAATCGTAGAATATTGTACCGTAAACAGCACCAGTAAAGTAACTGTATCCGTTGTAGTTGCCGCTGTTTAGATAGCGTACCCAACCGCTGAAGCTGTTGTTGGAAATATTACGTTGGTATAGGTTGTTGGCGTTATCTTCCCAACCATAGGCAATCTGTGTACCCCAGTATCCGCTACCGTTGCTGTGACGCAGACTGTCATAGAAAAACCATGTACCACTTGGGCCGCCACCGGGTACATCTCCGTGGAAAGCTCTGGAATATGCTGGAGTATTTCTAAATGCATCTGCATAATCTGTTGTATTGTATCTAGGAATTTGATATCCACCAATTCTCCATACATTGGAATCGCTGTTTGCATCTAAATAATATCCAGTATTGTTAGCATCGTAGTAAATTGGAGATTGCATTGCTCCGTTTGCCCATACAGTACTTCCGTTATCCCAACGTAAGTTCCAACCTACAATACTATTTCCACCACCGTAGCCTAAGCGCCAATCGTTGGCGCTAACGTTGCTCATCATACCCCACCATGTTGAGGCGTTGTTCATCATGAACGAACCGTTGTTGTTATATGCGTTGTGTTGATAGCTAGCACCGTTAGCGGCGACTACATAGTTCAAGTTGCTTGTACCGTTTGGATCGCAATAATAACCTGTGTTATCGCTGTCGTAGAAGATGTTGGCATACAATGTGTATCCAACGTTTCTTCCTGACAACATAATTTCGTACCAACTGTATGTAGAACCACCCCATTTACCTCTTAGCCACCAACGACTTCCCTGATCTGCCGCTCCGACCAACTGAAAGCCAAAACCATAACTGCCACTGCTGGTATAGTGCATGCCAGACTGAATACCTTGAGTATGTACATATCCGCCACCTTGAGGATGATCTGTGTTATAACCCCAGCAGTCGTAGAAACCTGCTCCATAATACCAGAAATCGCTCCATGTTCCGTAACTTGTACCCCAACCGTGTGTATTGGTCCAATAGTTAGTATCGCCGGTAATATCGCTTCTAGGTGTACCACGCCATTGGATGTTTAATCTCTGGTTTGTAGCCGCAGTAATTCTGTTAAGGTTTGATGTACCGTTAGGGTCGGTATAATATCCTGTATCGTTTTGATCGTAGAATATTGGACTACGCATGTCGCTGGTACTACGGGCACTACCTCCTCCAACAGCAAAGTTCCAACCGCCGTTTTCAAACAAGATCATACCATGGCTGGACAAGTTACTGGCGGCGCCGCCTGCGTTAGGATGACTCCATGCTAGACCGTACAAGTTACCAGTGTTAGAACCATCAGCTGGTAGCACCCATGATTCGCCCATGGAGAATATCAACTGGTATCGATATGAACTGTATACACCATATACACCAATACCGTAGTTAGTAAACACCAAACGATCATTCATGTAAACTTTGGCCAATTGACTTGAGTTATTAGGATCCAGATAGTAACTGGTGTTATCTCTATCGTAGTAGATATAGGCACGTATACTTGTATCGTTGTAGAAGATACCATATGTTTCAATACCGTTACCTGGTGCTAGATACATGTGAGTATATCTTGTACCACCTGTGCCTGACGTAGCAGTATAGAAATACCACTGACCTCCAGTACCAAATCGCATATACGCTTGGCCAAAGCTGGTGTTAACACGACCAAAATAGTAGGCCGGGGCATTACTGTTACTGCCGTTATCTACGTTGTAACCGAACCCTGCCCAGTCCCAGGTATTGCCTGGTTCACTACACCACATTTGTAGTTGAACGTTACCAGTACCAGCACCGTTGTTGGCGGCAGTTAGTCTGTTTTTAATTGTAGAACTACCGTGAGTACCGTTGTTCCAAATACCGCCATACAAGTAAGTATCGCCGTTGGGGTTTACATAATAGGTAGTGTCATCTCTATCGTAGAAAATACTGGCTCTAGCAGAACTTCCTGCTATGTCTAACCAGTCTCCGCCAGAAAGACGTGCTCTCCAGTTTCCGTCCTGGTTTAGGAAACCAAAGTCGTTGCTGGTAGTTCCATATACATAACCACGAGTGGTACTCAAGTGATTTGAACGGAACTGTAGTTTTACGTTGCCTCCACTGCCAGTGATACCCCATCCTTCGCTGTTTTCACCGAAGAAGTGTATACCGTAGTCTTGGTTATAGATACCTTGGTTACCGTAGAATCTACCCCAGCCTGTAAAATATATATTGCTTACTCTTGAATAACTATTTGGATCCATGTAGTAGCTGGTATCATCTTTGTCGTAGAAGATAGGACTACGCATTGATCCGTTGGCGTATAAACTAGCACCAGTATCTAACCACATCAATGCTGGATAACTCCAGTTAATACCTACACCGTAGTGAGGGTTTGTGTTGTTGTCAAAGTATCCAAAACTTAATTCGTTGGGGTTTTGGTTAGCAATACCCATGCTCCAACGACGATAGCCGCCACCACTGGTCAAGTAACCAATCATACCCATAACAGGACCGTGAGTGGTGTTACCGCTGTTGCTATAGGCATTCAGGTACATGTGTGGATAGTACGGAGCATTAAAGAATACCTGATAACGAGCATCGTCTGCGTAGACTTTGCTAGTGTCGCTTGGGCCAGTTTGTAATGTCCACCCACTGGTAGAACCACCTATTCTTAATATTTTGAGTAAACTAATACTATTTGGATCTGTGTAATATCCTGTATCATTTGAATCATAGAAAAGTGGTGCTCGGAATGAAGCAAGTTCAGTGGTATTGTCACTATATGTGTAAAGTCTGTCAGTACCATTGTATTGTGTTCTAAATCCAGGACTTGTACTACCTCCATCAACAGTGGTTGAGTTAATGATAACAAAACCGCCTCGAATCAAGATTGAGTCATCGGCGTCGTTTTCTGTACGAATTACTAGGCGAGAAGTTTCTCCACTGGACAAGTTTGTGGCAGTTTCATAATAAATCTGTGCGCCGTCACTGGGGTAATTAACACCGCTTCGGAAATCAATTGTTGCACGACCGTAAGTGCTTTCAGACAACAATACCAAGTTGGCAGTACCTGAACCATAAGCTCCTCGACCAGTTGATACGTTTGCAGCAAGCGTTAAGCCGCCAAGATTTGAAGTGTTGTTAGGGTCTAGATAATAGCCAGTGTTATTACTATCATAGTATATAGGTGCTCGAACATCTGTGTTACTATAAACACGGTTAAATGTTACGTCATAACTAGTTTGGTTATAGGTGTTGTAACTTTGATAGATTGTAGGTGTTAACGCACGATCGTATCCGCCGGGCAATCCAGTGTCTGTGATACTAGTTACACGGTTGGTAGGAAACGTAGCGTAAGGAACATAGACCTTGACTGTAAAACCTTGCCAGTAACCATTACGCGGCCACCAGAAGCACAAGTTACCGCCATATCTAATAACCTGTAGACCAGAGATAGGACGACCGTTACTGATAAAGCTAACGTTGATGTTGGTGGCCGAGTAGATATAACCTTGACCTTGTATGCTCCAAGGCAAGTCTGTAGCGTAGCTATTACCTGTAATTTCAATGACCCATGGATCACCGTAGTCGGGCATTGGTATACTGGTCTGTACTAATGTACCATTAGTAAAGTCTCGATTAGAAGTCCATGGATAATATGATGTATTAAGAACTGTGTTACCACCAACTAGTAAACTGTTTACTGTTAAAGCATTTAAATTAGTAGTGTTATTTCCATCAACATAATATCCAGTATTATTGGTGTCGTACCATATAGGTGAACGTAAGGATCCGTAGGCAGTAAAGATCGCAGATTGATCTAATCGTGCTCTAAAGTCAGCAACACCGCCTACGTTACCATAGAATGTTAAATCGTCTGTGGAATCAACACCTGTATAACCTATTGCCCAGTTACCGTTATAATTGCCTTCATCTCGGGTGAAACGAATTCCGCCCCATGTGGCTCTAGTTGGAACACGAACACGCAGGCCTTCTGCCCAACTTGCGCTACGAGCGTACGATTCAATATTTCCCGCAATTCGTAAACTAAGACCGCTTGAGTTTGGATCTAAGTAATAACCGGTATCGTCTAGATCATAGAAAAGAGGCGATCTTGTTGAACCAGCAATGTTTGCGTAACCATAACTGTTTGTAATCAAGTTACCATATCGGAACTGCCACCATTCGGTTGGATAACTGTCATTGCCTCCAATAGCCATATACCAGCCAGCACCCCATCCATTGGCATCTTTGTATATACCTGTGGACACGTGAGTTCTATAACCAGCGTTGTATAATACTGTTTGATGAGTCAGAGGTTGGAATTGTCCTGTACTGCCGGCACTAGGATCGTAGTTTCTTGTGGAAATTGGAGCATCTGTTAAACCAGTTACTGCTGTTGTTCCATAATCTGCTGGATTTCTTGTGTACAAGTTACCACCAATTAAATTCAATCGAACAAACTGAGATGTACCGTTTGGATTGGCGTAGTAGTTTGTATCATTCTGATCGTAGAATATCGGAGATCTAACAGATCCATCAACATATAAATTCTGTCCCCAATCTAATAACATTAGACGTGTGCCTATGTTATTAGAACCAGCTCCAACAAAACTAGTAGATTCCCAAGTATGACGTCTCCAGGCAAATGATCCCGACCCGTCATTACCTGTGTAGAACACCATTTCACCTAATGAACTACCATTGCTGGCATATTGTTGATAGATACCCGATGATTCGCCGCCTGTACTAAAACCAATACCGTATGGAACAGGCCAGTCACCACCTGTTCTATACAAGGCGTACGGTGCTATTGATGCAGCACCAGTGAAGTGAACAAATGCTCCTGTGATATCAACACCGCTCGGTGTTGCTAATAAGTTGTTACTGCTATCGTAGGCACCATAGTGTGTGACACTACCTTGTAGTGCTCCTGAAAATTGTAAATTCTTTAAACGTGTTGTGTTGTTAGGATCTACGTAATAGTTTTGATCGTCGAGGTCATACCACTTTCTAGTGTAGAAGTTACCACTGTTGTCAAAGGCAGCAGAAATAGCATTCCAAGCTCCAAATGTTACACCGTTGCTTCCATTAATGTTAATGGCTCCGGTAGATGAACCTAGTAACGTTCCGCCTTGCCACCCAGTACTAAAAGCGTGAATGGTCTGTAGATTACTTTGGTTTTGATAGAAGCGAATACGACCGTAACTACCAGAATCGCTGCCTGACCAGATACTCAATCCAATGTCGCCACCTGATGTTGTAGTACCTGGTTGAATTCTTATAGTACCAGCAGTATCTAAGGCATTGATGTTGGATGTGCCTGCTGGATCAGTGTAATAGCCAGTATTATCAGTATCGTAGAATATAGGTGCTCTAAAACTTCCAGCTGCCTGTACATAACTACGAGGAAAATAAACATAACCGGTGTTGTAAATGTACTGACCTATTTGCGGACCAGTAGCATAGCTGTCCGTAGTAGCAAAGGCCATGTGCGTGCCTTGGCTATTGTTGTTGTGAACGTAGATACCAGCCTGTGCGGCATCAGCCGCACTACCCATAAATGTAATAGCTGCCTGAACGCCATTGCCTCCGGGTCCTGTACCATTATTAAAATGTAGACCACCTAATGTAGTTGATGCTACGTTAAATCCTGTAGTACCAAGACCCGAAGCACTATTATAAGTTAATTTTAACTGATTAAATCTACTAGCACTATTAGGATCGGCGTAATAAGTAGCATCGTCTCTGTCGTAATAAATTGGTGAAGTTACACTGGCGGTAACGTTTAAAGCGCCTGCTGTAGTAAGCGTCATAGCTACACCAATACCAGCGCCCGCGTACCATCCTAGAGTAGTTGAACTAACAGGAAGATAATTAATCCAAGTTGGTGCGCCACCAGCAGATGCCCAGGCAAATCCTGCTTCACCGGCCGCGGCAGTTGCTCTGTTAACCGCAATAAATGCTCCGTTAGCAGCCGGGCTTGCTACAATTTGCCAGTTAGTATATCCTTGAGCTCCGCCATCGTAAGTTCCTTTTAATAGGCCGCCTGCTGTAAATGTGTTTACTAGAGAGCTACTAGCTGGGTCAATGTAATAACCGCTATTGTTTGAATCATAATAAACAGGAGCATATACGTTGCCAGGAAATGTAACGTTTCTGCTATAGTCCCAATCAAATAAATTGTTGTAACCACCATAACTACCTATTATGCTAATATTATTAATAAAAACAGCATTGGCCACAGAGGCGCCGGTGGTATTACGACGAATCGTAATTCTTAAATAAGGACTGGATCCACTGTTATTGTCAATATCTCTGACATAGTTGTAATTAGGATATCCGCCCCCGATATCTACATCATTGATCTTGGTAACCCATGTTGTGCCATCCCCCGATGTTTCCAAGGTAAGCCACATGTTATTTCCTTGGGCATTGCCAGCAAGAACAATACCATTCCAGAATTTATATCCCCAACCGGACCAGGTAAATCTTATTCTTTGTTGTGTGGTCGAATTTAAAGATATTGAGCCACCGTGACGATGACTTAATTTTCCTCTAAACGCATCATAGAATGTTGACACAGTGGTACTAGACCAAGCCGTACCATTATAGAATTCTGCAGTGTTTGGAAGATTAAATGCCAACAAGTCACTGTTAACACCGTCGCCTAATACAGTGCTACCGTTAAACAATGTTTGACTGTCGTGAGTCATGTTCAGCATAGAGTAACCAGCAGTAGCTCCAGATCCGTTCCATGCGTAGGAGTTAGCTGTTACTGTACCAAATGTTGGACTGTCATTTAACTTATAGAAAGGTACATCGTTGGTTAACTGACTTAGGTTAGTTAAACTTTGACTTGTGTAAGTTGTATACCATGTTAGATCTAGATAGTTACCACTCGGTGTAACTACTGTACTGCTATTAACCCATGTACCAACACTAGTGGTAATTTCGTACATACTTCCTTGACCAACAAGTCCAGGAAAGTAAGCATAAAAATCATAAGTGTTATTATCTACCTGTACAACACGAACTGTTTGAGGGCCGTTAGTGTTTCCACCAGTTCTATATAATTCACCGTTGGCATAGAAGTTACCAGATGACCCTGCTTGGAAACTAGATCCATTACTTGTTTTAAAGAATACCTCAGTAAATTGATCCTGACCATTAGAAGCATTATAACCCTGCATAGCGGTTATGGTCATGTGTAAAACATAACCTTGTTGGCTTGTATTCCAACGGCCTAAATAAATCCAACATGGTTGTACACCGTTATTACCAATAGTATACTTAGCAATAGTGTTAGAAGATGTTAAGTAACCAGCATCGTTGGTTAACTGACTAACGTTTGTCAAACTACCTGTAGTCCATGCCGGGTATGCTGTTACGGTGCTGGTTACATACTGTCCAGCACTTGTATTAGCAAATGCCGCGGCACTAAAGAAACTAATGTTCCAGTTATTGATCCACTGAGTATAAGCGTAATTGTTATAACCAGCTTGGAAATCCGTGACAAATACCTGAGGATAAGACCATACTGTATTAGTTTCACCAATAAAAATACAGTTATATGTACCGTCGTAGCCAAATCTTACATTTAAACTACCGCGAGTTTTTGTATTTAAATAGGCAAAAGTATTATACCAAGTTGCTCCGCTGGCATTTTGATAACCACCACAGGTAATATCAAAGCTGGCACCATCATAGGTATAGACCTTAACGGTCATACGCATCATAGTATCAGTGTAACCTTGTGGCAATCTAATTTTAATAGCACCTGTCTGCGTTGACGGTGTGGCAGCAAAACTTGCTCCGCCTGGCGCTAATACGTTTAGCGCACTTCCTGTTCCACTGTTGTCAGCAATACCACCTGTGGTTTTTAAATATCCAGAATAGACAATAACATTACCAGTTTGATCAACACGTAATTTTTCAGCACTTACATTTCCGCTAGTTCTAGTAAAAACTGATAGCCAATTACCATAAGATCCGTCTCGTCCCCACGATAAGTATGATCCACCATAGCCCTGGCCGCCAATATCAACATCGGCAAACTTAACGGAAGCATTAGTACTACCTGTTCCAGAAATTCTAAATACGCTTTCACCGTCTACTATTGTTCCTAGATGTAGTCTAGAAGTAGGTGTAATACCAATACCAGCATATCCCGTTGGTGTCAATGTCATTACCGCAGTAGACGGAGTAGCATCAGTTTGATCTGTTGCGTTGTTTAACGCAAAAATCATATTTCCTCTTGAATAGCTTGTACCTAGAGATTGGAAGAAAATAGCACCTTTGGTATTGGCTGTTTCGCCACTGAATCCAATACCTGAATATGCGTTTAGTGTATTGCTGGCTGTTGATTGAATTCTTAAAGCAAATCTATTTGCTGACGAATCATTGATATGAAATTTTGTACTAGGAGCAGTAGTTCCGTATCCAAAGTTTAAACTAGGATCGACCCTCATTATTTCAGCGCCAGCTGATGTCTGCCATAAGAACTGTGCCAATGAAGGACTTGCTCTATTGGCTCTAATCAACATACCGTAAGACGAGTTACTGTACATAGATCCTGGTAGAATAGCACCGCCTGATCCAATAGTAATAGAACCAGCACTGGCTCCAATACTACCCCATACATCTAAGAAGAAGTTGTTATTACCTACTGTACTTGTGTTAATACTTGTACGACCGCTACTATCAATAGACAATCTATTAGCACCAGCTGTTTCGTCAAGGATGGTAAATCCACTGGTAGATACGTTAGGAACACCTGCTACTAATTGAATAGTAGTTTGGTTTAGCGCATTACCGTTTAATCTCAGTGCCGGATTTCCACCGTTACCAAAAATTTCAAAATATCTAGCAGGAGCAGGACTAATAATTGCAGCTCCGGGAGTAGTTGTTCCTAGGCCAGCATTACCAGATGTATCAACTGTAAAATAATCAGAAGAATTATTGTACTTGATTCTCCAGCTGTTACTAGAGTCAGCATTGTTAACATAGGTCTGCCATAGATCAGCACCGTCAATTCTGTAATTAATACCAGCTTGTCTTGTTGTGGATCCGCTGCCGTTTTCAACAGCAATTTGTCCACCGCTTATATCACCATAAACATGTAATGGAAAAGCAGTGGTAACAGAGTTAGCACCTGTACCAATACCAACATAACCAGAAGGAAGAATTTGTAATCTATCTGTTAGTGTAGCACCAGTTCTTAGAATAATATTTCCAGAAGCAGGAGATTCTAGGTAAGTGTGATTGTCACTGCCAAATCTTAATACGTTGCCTACAACACCAGCAACACTCTTAAATTTAATTGCTCTGTTATTATCTAACTGTATGTTACCATTACCAACTGTTAATCTTTCAGTTGGGTTTGTTGTTCCAATAGCTACAAATCCTGTACTAGGTACATATACCATGCCTGTACTGGCCGCTGTTCTTACGCCAGCGTTACCAGAACTTGTATTAACAAATGTAATAAAGTTTACTGTAGAACTTGTAATGTCGTTGGTAATAACTACCTGAGATGCAGCAGAAACTTGTCCTGCTAGTGTACCATAAATTAGTCCACCAACACGTAGATCTTGACCAATACCCACACCACCAGAAATAACCAAAGCACCAGTAGTTGTTCCTGTGGCATTTACTGTACTAGGAATACTTACAACGGCAGTTGTAGTTGACGATGTGTTGGCAATTTGAAAAAGTGTACCTACTGTTCCTGTAAATGCCAGCGTTGTACCACTAGCAGTAAGAACTGTCATCGTAATTGTACCCGAGGTACCGGCAGTAGCACCTATAAAATCAATTTTGGGATCACTAGCTGCCCCTCTATTGGGCGTAATTATGATGTCTTTATCGGTCAATGCCATGAGTTAATCCTGTGAATTTCTAACTAGTATTTAGTTAGACTTATTTCTGGATTTCTGTTTCGAGTTTTTCAACATCACAGCGTTCGGCCCACACGGTATAGAAACAGTTAATGTCTTTACTGAACAGATTATCGTTGCCAATAATAACTTTATTATCAACAATTTCTTTTACAAATAACTTTTGATGCTTGCCTACTGGAGTAATATCCACGGTAATGCTGTCAGGATCAACCAACTTAGTCCAGTAATCAGGTAACTCGATAGTATCTTTGCCTGTTAATCTACCACGTACATAAACACCATTTTCTGGTCCTTCTAAACTGCCGTAACGCAATCTCATTCCAGGTCTAGTTGGGTGATCAATTACAAAAGATTTAGTTGTTGCGGCAAAACTTCCGTTAACTTCTAGCGCATACGCAGGAGTCATTGTGCCAATACCAACTTTGTTAGTTGCTACGTTGGCATACAATGTTGCAGTTGTTCCGCCTTCTTGTCCATAGTATAAGTATCCTGTAATACCTGTACCATCATTAACAACTTTTAGTCTATGACTATTGCCAGTTGTTTGTCCACCAACATCTAATGTTACATAACCAGCACTTGGACTAACAGAAGCAATTCCTGCTCCCCCTGTGTATCCGTAACTGCCACTGTTTTGTTGTCCAGCTACAAATTGTGTTCCATAGAACTTTAGTGTTCCGCCGTCACCGTTGGTTGCTTGACGAACTGTGCTGTTTGCCGCAATACCAATGCCGCCGGCAACTTGTAATAATCCGTTAGTTTGAGCTGTAGTATAACCAATTAACGTATTACCCAACAAATCAATTCGAGCACGCTCAGTACCAGCGGTATAAAGAAGAATTTGAGATCTAGTTAAATCAAGAGCAGTAGTTGTTGTTGCCAATCCGCCGCCATCTGATACTTTGAATCGGAATCCGCTACCTGTACCATTTGAAGAAACAGCAGTTTGAATAATATTCTTTTCGTTATAGTTGCCTGTATAACCAGCAACAAACGCATCTGCGTATGTACCGTCAACTCCTCCGTTACGTGCTGCAATAGATCCATTAACATATAATTTTGCGGAATATTGAATACCAGTGTCATTTATTGTTAGGTTATTGTTTGCAGCATCAAAGAAGAAGTTAGCACTACCAGTTAATAATCCACCAGTGCCTGGATACACTACCCTGCCGGCAGTTAATCCTGATACGGTAACGCTTCCTCCAACAAATACATCTCGGCCAATGCCAACACCGCCTGCTACTTGTAAAGCGCCTGTTTGTGTTGAAGTAGCATTTGTAGTATTGTAGGTACTGATAATATCATCTGTTTTAACAAAAGTTGTTGTAACAGTTGTATATTGAATTGTTAACTGATTAGCAGTAATTGTACCATTAACGTTTAAGTCACCACCAATACCAACTCCACCTGTTACAACTAAGGCACCTGTAGTAGTTGATGCGCTGGCTGTGGCATTGGTAATACTAACAGCATTATTGGTTGTAGCACCCCTACCAGTTACACTTTGTAATGTGCTTTCATCCCAAACTGTTATTGTACCAGTTGAAGCACTTACTCTTGTATCTGTACCAGCTGTTAAAGTTTGTACACCTAAGTTAGTAAATGTAACGTTACCTGTGGTGTTGCTTACACCGATATAAGTTGTACCAACAGCACTTAACACACCGGTGTTGGTCATTGTCACTGTGCCAGTTGATGAACTTGCGCTCAATCCCGGTCCGGCAGTAATGGTCTGAACACCTAAGTTGGTAAATGTCACTGTGCCTGTGTTAGCAGTTACGCCAATATAGGTACTGCCGTTGACGTTGGTTACACCTAAGTTGGTAATTGTAACAGTACCAGTATTAGCACTAACACCAATGTAGGTAGAACCTTGTGTAGAAGTTGTACCTAAGTTATTAATTGTGAAACTTGTACTTGGTCCAGCAGATGTCAAGCTAGCAATACCAATAGCATTTCCGCCAGTTGGTGTTACGCTGGTAACAACTCTGTTGCTGTTGTCATACAATGCGTTGGCATACAAACTGTTGGTTACTGTGGTTAATCCGCTGATTCTTACGCCACCAACAACATCAAGTGACGCTACCGGAGTTGCTGTTCCAATACCGTAGAATCCACTGCTTGGAATAAATGTTAATCCATTTGGGCCGTCAGTTTTAATACTATTGTAACTGCCTGTATTAGCAACAAAGGTAACATAGTGTGTTGTGGTACTGGCAACATCGTTGGTAACAAGAATAGTTGTAGCAGAACTTACTGAACCAGCAAGTGCTCCATAAATTACACCGCCGACCCATAAGTCGCCTCTAATTCCAGCCCCGCCAGCAAGTTGTAACGAACCTGTTACTGTACTTGTAGCACTTGTTACGTTGGTTACTGTTAGAATACCAGTTAATCTTGCGCCACCACTAACATCTAACGGATATAACGGAGTGCTGACACCAACACCTACGTTACCGGCAAAATAGTTTTGAGCTGATCCACTAGCATAGATATTATATTTTCCTGTACCTGCGCTGATCTGACTTTGATAACCAGAAACGTTAGTACTAGAAATGTTACTAGGATCTTGTGCTAAGAATCCAACATGGTTACTGATTACAGTTGTTGCCGCGCCATTTTTTGTTGGGTTAGCACTAATGAATCCATACCAGTTAGCCACGCTACCTGCGGCGCTGGCTCCAAAGTCTATGCGACTATACTGACCGTACATGTTGGTATAAGCAACAGTATTGTTTAATATAGGTATAATGCTATTACCGTAATAAGTTGTAACAGTAGCAGTTGACGGAGTTAATGTATATTGTCCGTCAAAGAAGTTAACAACAGGGTTAGTTGGTGCACTGGTGCCTCCGCTGGCAACAATAAATGTTCCGTTAGGATTGCTATATGTACCGTTGAAATATAGAGGATTATTGGCGGTAGATCCAATTATTAAACCATTGTTGAATGTAGTTTGAATGTTGGTACTGGCGCCACGACCTGTTACGCTTTGTAATGTACTTACATCCCATACGGTTATTGTACCAGTGTTGCTACTTACTCTTGTATCTGTGCCTGCCGTTAATGTTTGTACACCAAGGTTAGTAAGGTTAATTGTACCTGTGTTTGCGTCAACACCAATGTAGGCGCTACCGTTAATGTAATTAACACCTAAGTTGTTGATTGTAAAGCTAGTAGCAGTACCGTTAGATGTTAAGTTGGCAATACCAATATATGTTGATCCTACGGCCGTAACTCTAGTAACAACTCGATTGTAGTTGTCGTAGAGTGATCCAGCATATACACTGCCGCCAACTCCTACACCACCTGTGACAATTAACGCACCAGACGCAGTTGTTGAAGCGGCAGTTGCATTTGTAATATTAACAGCGTTATTGGTTGTGGCACCTCTGCCAGTAACAGTTTGTAATGTACTGTTATCATAGATTGTTACAGTACCTGTTGAGCTGGTTACAACAGTATCTGTTCCAGCAGTAATAGTCTGAACACCTAAGTTAGTAAATGTTACACTACCAGTATTTGCTGTTACGCCAATATAGGTACTACCGTTAACTGTGGTAACACCTAAGTTATTAATTGTAAAACTTGTTTGTGTTCCAGTAGAAATTAAACTGCCAATACCAATATATGTAGTTCCAGATGGAACAACACTAGTAACAACTCGATTATTACTATCGTAAACACCGTTGCCATATATACCTGTGGCATACAGCATTCCGCTAATACCAACACCGCCTGTTACAGTTAAGGCTCCGTAACCAGTTCCTGTACTTGCTGTATTATTTGTAATGCTAATGGCGTTATTAGTTGTGCCGCCGCGATTTGTAAGACTTTGGAATGTTGCTGTACTATAAACAGTTACAGCACCAACTGAAGCTGTAACAGCAGTATCAGTACCGGCTGTTAAACTTGTAACAGCGTAAGTGGCTATTGTAGAAGTTGTAATTACTCTTGCGTTGGTATCATATATAGCGGTAGCATATAATGATCCAACCAGTGTTAATGTACCGTTAACATAGGTTAAACTATTTGAGAAAGAAGTTGTACCTGTGTTTAACTGGAAGGGAATCTGTCCCGGTCCACCACCGGCTAAGTTTGTAGCTGTTGTAATAGAACCAGCAATAGTAGCGTGTAATACACCACCTACCCATAAATCACCTTGGATTCCTACTCCGCCAGCAACAGTTAATGCGCCAGAAGTAGTAGATGTTGATGCGGTAGCAGTGGCTAATATTAATTGACCTGTTTTTATTGTACCGTAAGTTGCGCCTGTAAATGTTCCAGTAGTGCTTTCTGCTCCACTACCGTACCATTCTAAATCTCCTGTGTCGTTGGCACGACCTAAGAAAGCATTATCATCTTGGCTGTTATAATAGTGGAATCTTAAACCAATATCTTTGCCGTCATTTACACTCCATGTATTGCTATTACTAGGATTATGTAGTTCAATTATATTATCTGTATAGACCGTGTTAGTACTATACACATAAGTTGTAGCACCAGTGAATGTTACGTTATCAGCAAAGACTGCCTTGCCTGTTACATATAAACTTGATCCAATACCAACTCCGCCTTGTACATACAATGCGTTGGCAGAAACTGTTGTAGTACTAGCATTGACATTGGTAATGGTAACAGCATTATTGGTTGTAGCGCCTCGATTAGTTACACTTTGTAATGTACTTTCGTTCCATACTGTTACTGTTCCAGTTGAACTTGTAACACGAGTATCAGTGCCAGCAGTTAAAGATTGTACACCAAGGTTGGTAAATGTTACGCTACCTGTATTTGCTGTTACACCAATGTATGTACTGCCATTAACTGTGGTTACACCTAAGTTAGTAATTGTAACTGTGCCTGTATTAGCACTAACACCAATATAAGTAGAACCTTGCGTAGAAGTTGTACCTAAGTTAATAATACTGAAACTTGTTTGTGTTCCGTTTGATACCAGGCCGCCTATACCAATGGCATTTACACCAGTTGGCACAACACTGGTTACAACTCTATTTCCAGAATCATAAATGGCAGTCGCTCTTAGATCTCTACCAACTCCTAGGCCGCCAGCAACAACTAATGCTCCGCTGTTGGTGGCAACAGAGTTAGCATTGTTAGTAATGTTAATAGCATTGTTAGTAGTAGATCCTCGATTGGTTATACTTTGTAGTGTACTTGTATTCCAAATAGTAATAGCGCCAGTGCTAGTGTTAATAGCTGTATCAGTACCAGCAAAAATAACAGTTTGGTTGGCATATAAATTAATGCTAGCAGTGGTTACTACCTGCGCTCCAGAAATATAAGCACTGTTACCAATATATAAATCGCCGCCAATGCCAACTCCACCACTGACAATCAATGCGCCAGACTGTGTCGATATAGCCGCTGTATTATTTGTAATACTAATGGCGTTGGTAGTTGTTGAACCTCTGTTGGTTATACTTTGGAATGTGCTTGTATTCCATATTGTAATGTTACCAGTGCTAGTATTAACAGCAGTATCTGTACCAGCGGTAATAAATGTTTGATTGGCATATTGATTAATACTAGCAGTTGTAACAACTAATTGACCATTGACATAAGCACTTGTGTCTACATATAAACTTCCGCCAATACGAACATCTCGCCCAACGGCAACTCCACCTGTGACAATTAATGCCGCAGAAGCTGTGGTTGTAGCATTTGTATTTGTTGTAATACTAATAGCATTATTAGTTGTGGCACCTCGGTTAGTTATACTTTGTAAATTACTAGTATTCCAAATGGTAACAGGACCTGTGCTAGTATTAATAGCAGTGTCTGTGCCAGCAGTTAATGAAGCAACATAACTTCCGCCGGCGCCGCCGGATGTTAAAACTTGACTACCATTAGAATAAATGATGCCAGCATATAAATTTCCGCCAATACCAACCCCACCTGCTACAACTAAAGCACCGGTTGTGGTTGATACAGCATCTGTAGTGCGAGTAATAGTAGTAACAGTATTAGACATTGTTAATGTCTCATAACCGTCAACAATTATTTTTAACAGTCCGTTATGATTAGCAACAGTGACATTTTTATTTGATGTATTGCTTAATAATAGTGCGCTGGTATTTCCACCAGAATTATCTAATTTTAAACTGTAGGCGATACTTGGATATGTCAGAGGACTGTTAACAGTAATGCTAGATTGGCCACCTACATTTAATTTTCCGCCAACTCCAACTCCACCTGTAACAATCAATGCCCCAGCGTTTGTTCCGCCAGAATCTGTGCCATTATCAACGGTGACTACACCAGCTGTATAAATGTTACCACCAACACCAACGCCTCCTGTTACTTGTAACGCACCTGTATCAGTAGAATAACTTTGTGTAGCAGTTGTAATTGTAATAATACGATTGGTTGTAGCACCTCTACCAGTTACACTTTGTAGTGTAGATGTTACATAAACTGTGGCGGTTCCAATATTATTTGTTACCACGGTGTCTGTACCAGCAACTAAATTTGTAACCGCATAATTACTTAATGTTGAAACATTAAGAATACGGCTACCTGCTAACCACGCTTCGCTGTTGACGTATAGATATTTTACACCAGCGCCACCATTGGTAAATTGTAAACTATTACCATTTATAGTTGATGTATTATAGTTTGATAATAAAGATGTAATGGAATTAATGTATAAAGAATTCCAAGGTGTTCCTACTAATCCTAAATTTAATCCTGTGCTTAATGGGACAACTCCGTTAGCACTTTGCCAGTTACCAGGTGTGCCACCATCAAATGTCCACTCGGCCCAGGTAGTATTTGTTCCAGGCGGCTGTCCAATTTTAATACCAGACCCTGCGGATAATACCGCAGAATTTGTCAGCGTTGATAACCAAATAATCTTGTTACCGATGTCAATTTCGTTGCTGTTTAAGTATGTAACAGTACCGTTAACTGTTAAACTTCCACCAATAGTTAAACTTCCGCCAATTTGTGCGCCACCTGCTACAACAAAAGCATTAGATCCTGAGTTAGTAATATTAACCGTGCCACTAATTTGTTGGCCACCACCAAAAGCATTACCAATGGTTGCAGTGGTAACAATTTCAGCGCCTAATATATAGGATAGTTGTGTAATGTTAGCAGAGCCGTTAACTTGTAAATTACTATTAACAGTGGTTAATGAACCAGCAGGATCAATGGTAATATCGCCGCTTTGACTGCTAATTGTGTTTCCAGCAAAGTTTAAATTGCCAACAACAATATTTCCAGGTGTTAGTGTTGTAGAATTAACTCCATCAGAAATAACCAAGCTAGATAAGTTACTTAGATTAATTGTAGCAGAATTAAAAGATACATCGCCTGTTCTTTGATTGACTAAGAAATGATCGCCAACACGGAAATCTCCGTATTGGTCAACAGTTTGATAATAAATCTTACCATCGTTTAATTGAATAATTTCATTGCTTTGAACAGTTAGACTAAAATCGTCCGATAAGTCTTTTCCTGAACCAATAGCACTTAAATTAAAGGCAATTAATTTTAAATCAGTACCAGTACCGTTAGCAATAACACCTTGGTTACCAAATACGGCAGCAGATCCAATACATCTTAATTCAGCACCAAACTGATGATAGTCTGCTAGTATGATAGATGTAGCCGATGACGGACTAACACCAGTTGAGTAAACATTCTGTGTACTTGTCGAAGCATCAGCGGCTGTTTTAAATCCCCAAACTGGACCACTTAGATAAATGTATCCACTGGCCGTACTGGCAATTGTTCCACTGGCTAGAACAGTGCCTGATGGAGACTTATATGTGATTGTATCTCCAGCAACAAAGTTTCCAGTAACACCACTTAATTTTAAACGTGTTTTACCAACACCGCCATAACCTGCGGTTCCTGCCACAGCATGAATTGCTTTGCTAGCAAAATAAACAAAACCATTTAGTAACTCAGCACGAGCACCGTTGGTCATATACATACCAGTGGCGTTTGGAACAATAAATGTTGCTTCGTTCCATAACATTGCTGGTTCTAAACTGGTTGGATCTAATACACTGGCATCAAGATAAGCACCGTTACCAGCATTGCCAGAATCATATCCATAAGGATCGCTGGCAGTAACGTTGGTACCACGTGTAATTACACTGAATCGTTCAACATAAGGACTACGTGTGGTAATTTTTGCTCCAGGAGCAAATTTAAACGCATAACCTGGTTTATAAAATCCGCCAACTGTAAAATCACTAATACAAGTTTCACCGTTGAGTAAGAAAGCAGATTGTGTGTTAGTAGCAGTGGTTGGGTAAACTGTAACTTCTCTTAGTCCTGCGCCTTTAACAGCAACACCCTGAGGAATTGTTATTGGAAATTCTTCGTAATATGTACCAGCTTCAATGAATACAGTATCGCCTGATTGTGCTTGGGTTAGCGCATACTTAATAGTTTTAAAAGAACTAATAAGTCTATGCCCGTCATTGCTATCACTACCAATGTTATCTGAAACATAGTGTACACTGCCATCATAAGACATTAAATCGTAGCCTTGTGCTACAACCGTGCCACCAACATATAAATTTTTCTGTATACCTGCGCCACCAGCAACAGTTAACGCACCTGTAGTAGTTGAAAAACTAGCAGATGTATTACTAACATTAATTTTGTTAGTAGTTGTAAATCCTCTATTAGTTACACTTTGTAAAGTGCTGGTATTCCATATAGTGATAGCACCAGTACTTGTACTAACAGCAGTATCTGTACCAGCAGTTAGAGAAGTTTGATTGGCAAACTGATTAATTGTAGCACTGGTGACTACCTGAGCTCCGCCTACAAAGGCATTGCCTCCAACATATAAATTGCCTCCAACTCCAGCACCACCTGTAACAGTTAATGCTCCAGAATCTGTACCTGCGGAATTAGTTGTATTTGTAATACGTAACGCATTAGATAAGTTAGGATTTCTTCCTGTGATAGAATCTAATGTGGCTGTGCTATAGACAATAACTTGTCCAGTTGATGTAGTAACAGCAGTATCTGTTCCAGCACTTAAAGTATTGACCACGCCGCCTAAAACGTTGGTAGCACTGGTAATAACACCATAAATTGTTCCGCCAACATATAAGTTTTTGCGTACACCAAGACCGCCGGCAATGACAAGTGCGCCTGTGTCTGTTGAATTAGATTCAAGTGTGCCGTTGACAAACAGTTGACTATCAACTGTTCCAGTTCCGTATATTCTTGTGCCGCTAAGGAGTTTTGCCATGTTTCAATACCAATATTAAAGTATTTATTTGATTAGGCAAACTGTAAAATAGGCACGAAACTCCTTAAACAATGCCTGACACTTCATCAAAATATCCAGTTACCTGATAAACACCGTTGCTACGTTTTCTTTCAGCTGTAAGTTTATTTGGAGTCTGCTCTACTCCTGTGTATAATCTTCCTTGAATAGGGGGCTGATTTAAATATGAAAATCCTATCGAATGATTAATCGGATTTGTAATTGTTACGGTACTAGTTCCTTCGTAGCTAGTTATGTTACCTAAAAAATAAGTATCTCCTGTGGCTAATTCTATAGTAACTTCTGTTCCTATAGTTAGCCCGTTGTTCCATATAGGTAAACTAGACCACGATACCAAAGATGCTGTGGTATAAACAGCAGTAGATCTTAGAGTAAGTCTATTTCTGTCAGCTGGTTGTATATCATAATAATAACCAGATATAGATGTTGTTGTGCTCAATGATACTTCATCAAACTCTGCAGCAAATACTCCAAATGGTCCTGTTTTAATGGACGTAAAAGAAACCTCGTCTAATTCAACGTTAGTTTTTAAAACTCCATTTGGAGAAATTCTAGAAATAACCGCCATGATTATTCAAATACAGTATCAAGACTATCAGTTACAGGATTATAATACTGATAAACTCTACTTGTAAACCCAACTCTATTTCCTACATAGACACTGTCTCGTACACCAATTCCTCCATCAACCAACACAGCACCTGTGGCTGTATTTGTACTGGTAGTAACATTAGTAAATTGGACAACATTATTAGTAGTAGCACCTCTGTTGGTTATACTTTGTAGTGTGCTTGTATTCCAAATTGTGACGTTACCGGTGCTGGTATTAACAGCGGTATCTGTGCCAGCACTAATAATAGTTTTACTGGCATATAGATTTACAGTAGCAGTGGTTAATATCAAAGATCCATCAATGTAGGACGAAGTTCCTACATATAGTGCGCCACCAACACCAACACCACCGGCAACAATTAATGCTCCAGATGTAGTTGAAGTACTCTGAGTTGTATTTTTAGTTGTTATAACATCGTCAGTGATAACCAATGTTGTTGTAACTGTTGTGTATTCAATTGTTAATTTCTGAGCAACAATTTCTCCACCAACCCATAAACTTCCGCCAATGCCTACTCCACCTGCTACGGTCAAGGCACCACTGGTTGTCGATGTACTTTCAGTTGTATTGGTTACCCCAATGGCTACATTGGTTGTTGGCGTTCTACTGGTAATGCTTTGGAATGTACTTGTGTTCCAAACAGTAACAGCACCAGTACTGGTACTAACAGCAGTATCTGTTCCAGCGGTTAATGATGACAGTCCATAAGATCCTAATGTTGCTTGAGTAACAACTCTTGAACCATTGTCAAATATATTACGAGCGTATAAATCGCCGCCAACGCCAACGCCGCCAGCAACAATTAACGCACCGGTTACGGTAGAATCACTGTTAGTGATATTAGTAATAGATAGTGCGTTGGTAGTTGTTGAACCTCTATTGGTTACACTTTGTAGTGTGCTGGTATTCCATATAGTAATAGCGCCAGTGCTGGTATTGACAGCAGTATCTGTGCCAGCAGTAATAAATGTCTGATTAGCATATTGGTTAATACTAGCAGTTGTAACAACCAACTGTCCATTTACATAAGCATTACCACCTACATTTAAATTACCGCCAATTCCCGCGCCGCCACTGACAACTAATGCTCCAGAATTTGTTCCAGTACTAGCAGTTGAACTGGTTACATATAATATTCCGCCAACTGTTTCGTTATTAATAACAGTTAAAGATGTTAGTGTAGAATTACCAGCAATTAAATCTTGAAGATTAGTGGTACCTCCGACATATAAATTTTGTCCAATGCCTACACCGCCTGTTACTTGTAACGCTCCTTGAGCAGTTGACAAAGACCCTGATGCATTTGTAATGATAATGGCATTATTAGTTGTAGCACCACGATTAGTTACACTTTGTAAATTACTTGTATTCCATATTGTAATATTTCCAGTGCTGGTACTAACTGCAGTATCAGTGCCGGCAGTGATTACAGTTTGGTTAGCAAATTGATTAATAGTTCCGGTGGTAACAGCTAGTTCACCATTGATATATGCGTTGCCACCAACCCATAAATCTTTTCTTATGCCAACGCCACCGTCTACAATTAATGCTCCAGAACTAGTGCTTATAGAATTAGTTGTGTTTAATACGCGAACAATTCCAGTAAACGATGCTGTGCTTGCAACACTTAATGTGCTGTCCAAAGTTGTAGCACTAGTGACTTTTAATGTGCCGTCTATTAAGGTATTGTGTAGAGTACTTGTTCCTACTACATATAAACTTGGAGCGGTTAAATTGCCTAAAAGTGTAAAATTTGTGGCAGATAAATTGGTAATTGTGGCACTATTGGCACTAACTGTATTAAAATTAGACGGTCCTGTAACCGTTAACGTGTTTAGGTACGTTCCGCCCAAAACAGTAAGATTGGTAACAGTGGTGTTGCCACCAGTTAAATTTCCAACAGTGGTTAAACCGTTGATAATAATTGTGTTAAATGTACTCGATCCAGCTACATTAATATTATTAACCGTTATACCTGTACTGGTATTAGTAACAATGATAGAATCAAATGTTGCTGTGCTTGGCGATGTAATAGATCCGGCAACATTTAATGCTCCACCAATCCATACATCTTGTCCAATGCCAACACCGCCATTAACAACCAATGCTCCAGTGGTAGTACCTGTGCTGTTTACTCCGCTGGTAATAGATACATTAGAAACTGATAATCTATTGGTACTAGAATTCCAATTTAAATTTGAGGTAAATCCAGTAATACCGCTAGAGATTTGATAAGGAATAGAACCAGGAGATCCATAGCGTAAATTTGTAGCTGTACTTGAGAAGTCAACTGTAACTCCTCCAACAGCACCCCAGTATGGAGTAGAACCGTTACTCAACAATACAAGGCCGCCGTCGCCAATTGGCAAGAACGCAGTTGAATCTGTGTCACTTTGATAAACAATGCTTCCAGCGGCACCACCAACTAGGTTATTAGATTTACTAGCAATGCCTGATAGGTTTCCATAAATTGTTCCACCAACATATAAATTCTGACCAATGCCTGCTCCACCAACGACCGTTAATGCTCCGGTAGTAGTTCCAGTTGATACTGTAGAATTCCAAACTTTAACATCGCCGATATCAAATCCAGAATAAGATCCTTGTGTAGTATAGTCTTGATTAGGAATATCAACTACACCACCGTCTATGTTATCGCGTACAACTAATCGACCTGTTAAATCACTACGTCCAATAAACATGTGATTATCGCCCATGTCGTGGTAGTGAATTACAATACCTTTATTGTACCCATCTGGGCCGCCTAATGGAGAATTTCCTGGCCCTGTACCTATGTCAATAACTGGATCTTGAATAGCTGTACTTGTAGAATCAATGATTGTTTGTGTTCCAAGGACACGTAAATTACCACTAATAACTACATCGCCGCCAACATCAAGATCTCGAGCAATACCAACACCACCGAGAGTATAGATACTGTTTGATAATGTATTAACTGAACTTGTTAATGTGCTGGAAACAATTAAATTGTCGCCAATATAAATTCCGCCTTGTGTGACAATACTACCGTCACCTGCTAGAGTTGCTGTAGTAGCACCAGTGACATACAACTTTTGAGTAATAGTTGTAACACCGTTGATAAAAACATTAGAATTAAAAGTTGCTGTTCCACTAAATGTACTGTTAGAAGTAACAGATAAACTACCTGCTCTTAGTAGATAGGTAACAGAAATTTGATCAAATGACAATACACCCGCAACGTTTAAATTGCCGTTAACGTTTACATCGTTACTAAAAGTAGCTGTGTTGAGTACTAACAGTCCGTTGGTTAATGTTGTTGGACCATTAATTGTTACAGGACCGCGTATTGTTGCAGTTGTACCAACAATAAGATTCTTTGCGATGGCCGCGCCACCGTTGACCTGAAGTGTACCGGTTGAGTCAGTTGAACTTGTAACATAGTTGGTACCTAGTACTACAAGGCCTCGCTTGGTTACGAAATCAGTTAAAATAGATGAGGCCATCTTTTAGAATTCCTTTTACGGAACCATAGCAGTTCTTAATACATTTATCGTTTTACTTGTGGCAGCATCGGCTGTAAATTTAAGTCTTATATAATCAGTACCGCCTACATTGTTAAGATCGGCTGAAAATTCTCCTAAAGTATGTCCAACTCCCCTACTAGAAATCGAAGCATATTCTGTTAGATATACTGTTCCAGTATTTGTTGCCAATAATAACAATTCACTTGACTGAAATTCTGCTGTTGCTCCTGTTCCTTCGTCAATCTGAACCAAATATTTTGCTGATCTAAAATCAGCCAACGAATAAGTGTCTATAACTGTGGTTACTATTGTATTTAACGTAGTTTTGGTAGAATCAAAAATGGTGTCAGCAATTCTAACACTTTCTGAATTCATTCTACCATAAATGTTTACATCTCCGCCAATACCTACGCCGCCTTTAACAGTTAACGCACCTGTAGTAGTTGATGTACTTGCTGTAGCATTAGTAACATTAATTCTATTTGTAGTTGTGAATCCTCTACCAGTTACACTTTGTAACGTAGATATATCATTAATCTGAATATAGTTTGTACCAGTAATAAACGTAACTGTGATATCTGTTCCAGCGCTGATTACAGCACCAAATGTTGCTGTTGTTAACACAGGATGGCCTGCGGCGTAAAAGTCTCCGCCAACATATAGATCTCCACCAATGCCAACACCGCCTGCTACAACAAGAGCGCCAGTTGTTGTATTTGTTGCTCGTGTAGTATCTGTAACAGTTATATTTGTAACTGTGTTTTTAAATGTTGCGGTAGTTCCGTTGCTGACTAAGAAAGAACCAGTTGTACCTATACCAACAAATCCTGTAACGCTTGGAGCAATTTGATATAGTATAGATCCTGTTGTACCATTTCTAACAGCGTCAGTTGATGTGGATAAGGCAGCGGCTCCAGGTCCAATAAGTGTACCACCAACATACAAGTTGCCGCCTACGGCAGCTCCACCGTTGACAATTAGAGCACCGGTTGTTGTACTTGTACTTTGTGTACTTGTAGTAATAGTCATATTGGTAGAAGTTACTTCACCAAATGTTTTATTTGGATCGTTGTATCTGATCCAGGCTGCGCCAGTCCATTGCCAAGTTATGACACCAATTACATATTTGTCACCTACTTGTGGATTTGCTGGGAAATTTAATAATGCCATAATTTATCTCTTTAGAATCCTGTTAATTGTAACCAGAATGTACTGGTCCCATCTTTTAAAAATTGTAATTCAACACCGTATGTTGGATCAATCCAAAAATCTCCCACTCGTGGTAATAATGGAGTTGATGTAGAAATTGTAATTCTTGGAGTATACACCAAATAATTTTCATCTGGCTGTCCAGACACTGGACTATAGATTCCTTTTCCAACATATAGGCCGCCGTTGACTACTGCCGCTTGAGCTGTATTGGTTACAGTAGAACTTGCCGAGCTGGATACAGTTAATGTAGGAGTGACTAATTTTTGTGTAGTACCATCAAAGTATAAGGTAGATGTGCTATCAATTCTTGATGGAGCACCAATTACCTCAGTTAATCCAAGATAGTAAGTAGCTGTAGTAGCTGTGGCAACATTAATAAAGGTAGATGTTGTTCCTAGCGACCCTGCTCCTGGTCCATAAATGTTGCCACCAACCCACAAATCTTTTCCAATACCTACTCCACCAGTGACTACTAATGCGCCTGTGGTAGTTGAAGTAGAATTAGTACTAGAAGTGAACAGTCCTTGTCCTGTAACTGTTAAATTGGTAGTTGTTACAGCATTTGCTAA